ACGAGCGCGATCCAGCACCCCATGCGTTCGGCGAGTCGCACGATGGCGACTTGTTCGCGGTCGACGTCGGGCATGAGTAGTCCGCGGCGGTAGGCGATGCTGACGGCGTGGATGGTGCTGTTGGCGCCGAGGAGGCTTGCGGCGCGGTTGAGGTTGGCTTTGACGCCGTAGGGGCTGAGGTGGAGTTGCTTGCCGATTTGGTCGTAGGTGAGTCCGTCGGCGGCGGCGCGTAGGCAGGCGAGCTGGCGTGGGGTGAGGCTCATCGGGCGACCTCGGCGCCGAGGATGAGCCGGGAGTCGCTGTGCGCCTCGATGTGCGCGTCGGCGGCGTCGTCGGCGGCGCTGACCTTGTAGCCGTTCGACTGGAACGTGGTGGCGCACTTCATGCAGATGAGCATCAGGCCGCCGGGCTTCCATCCGTGGATGGTGATGTCGGCGCGGGTGATCGTCACGCGGCCACCCTCGATCACATCGTCGTCGCTCACGCGTCCTCCTCCGTCAGCCCGAATCGCGGGTCGGTGAGCGCCCGGTCGACGGTCGCCATACGCCTGCGCACGAGCCGCAGGCGGAAGTCCTCCTCGGTGAAGCCCTCGGCAAGCAGTTCGTCGAGTTCGCGCTGGTAGCGCTGCCTGTCCGCCTGGAATTCCTCGCGCGTCCAGTGCACGTCAGATCACCTCGCCGTGGCGTGGGCAGGCCCAGCCGTCGGGGCGGACCGCGGTGCCGTTCTTTTTGCCGTCGCGTCCGATCACGGTCGGGGGCGGGTCGTTGCAGATGCAGCGCCGGTCGGGGTGGGTGAACAGCGAGGCGCGGCGCTCGGCGACGCGTGCAATGCGGGCTTCGGCGATGGGGCAGGGCCGGAGGTGGAACATCGGGTCTAGCCCGTCGTGGCCGCAGTCGCATTCGCCCTCATCGCCGCTGAGAGCGTCCGGGGTGGGCGCGGGTACCCCTGAGGCGTTCTGGACGCTCTCCGGCGAGACAGCGCGGGCGGACGGGGCATCCTCGGCCTGGCGCCGCTGCATGAAGTCGTCGCACGCCTCGTCGAACTTGGCCCACGTGAGGATGTCGTCCTCGCCGTCGCGGCGCAGGGCTCGCACGAGCCCGAGGAGCCCGATCGCTTCGAAGTGCCCGTCGGGCGTGCGGCCTTCGAGCGCGTCGACGATGAGCGCGGCGTCGGCCGGGTCGAACATGACGCCGATGTATTCGTCGCCGCGGTAGAGGTTGCGGGCCTGGTGGTTGCCGGTGTGGTAGGTCACGGCTGCTCCTCGACGTCGATGGTGAAGCGGGACAGCGGCAGTGGGCCGAGCCAGGCGATGAGCGCGCACAGCCCGTCGGCGTCGGGCGCGTGGCCTTGCCCGAGGCGGCTGAGTGTCGAGGGCGAGAGGCCGGCTTCGTCGGCGACGACGCGCCAGCTGATGCGCCGGTGGGCGCGTACGTAGTCGAGCGCCGAGTGCAGCGCGGCGACGTCGAGCCGCTTGCGGATCACGCGTTCTCCCGTGGGATCAGGGCCAGGTCGTAGCCGAGGGCGCCACTGTGCTGGGCGGGCGGATGGGTCTGCTCACGATCACCGACAAGGGCGGTAACGCCGCAGTGGCAGCAATGGCGGACGTGCCAGCCGGGACGGATGACGCACCGGTGGGGCAACGCGGGGATCTCGGTGTTCGGCCAGTCGGCGCCGCAGGTGCTCATGCCGGCCATCCGGTGCCGGTGGGGCGGCGGTCGTCGTCCGGGCCGGGCGTGATGTTCAGCTGGTAGCCCATGTAGTCGAGGACCGGCAGCAGCAGGGGCAGGGTGGGGATGGCGGCGCCGCGTTCCCAGTCGGATAGGCGGGCGGGGTTCATGCCGGTGGCGTCGCAGATCTGGCGTTGGGTGAGCAGGCTCATGGCGCGCAGGTCGGCGACGATGGCGCCGATTTGGCGGGGGTCGTCGAGGCGGATCACGGTGCCTCCTGGTCGGCTAGGGCTTCGGATCGGCAGAGGGCGCAGTTGTCGGCGGGCTGGCCGCGGTGGTTCGGGCACTTCGGCCCGGTGCGCCGGCGTTCGGCGTCGGTCTGGATCCAGCGGGTTCGGGCGCGCCGGGCATCACCGCAGGGCCCGCAGTTGTCGGCGCTTGGGTTTTCGAGGTGTTCGAGGCATCGAGGTTCGGGGGCGCTTGAAGGCTGCGCGCATGCGGCCGTAGGTGGATCTCTAAGGGCGCCCCCTAAGAACGGGTCGGGTCGGGCCGGGGGTTCAACGATCGGCGAAGCAAGTGCTTCCGTTTTGCTTCCCGTTTTGCTTCGTGACTTTCCGCTGTTCACGCCACCGATGCGGCCTGCGTTCGCCCGCTTTTCGCGCATCGATTTCACATCGCTCGCGCTCGGTTGGTACTCGGTCCAATCGTGGAACTGGTAGCCGCCCTTCGCCCTACGCCACAGCCCGGCGGCTACCAGCTTGCGAGCCAGATCGTCCGAGCCGGGGAGTAGCCGCGAGAGTGCATGAGTCGGTACGAACCCGTCGGTGAGGTGCGCACTGGACCATGCTCCGGCGACCACCCACAGCCCGAGCGCAGCCGGCTCGGTCGCGAGGACCTTGGGGTGGGCGTGAAACGAGTCGTCGACCTTGAACCACGTCATGAAGTTGTGTGTCCCGTTCCTCGAGTTGGTCGGCCCGGCCGGGCCCGCGGCGGTGAGGTTGTGCAGGCCGGTGTCAGGCGGCTCCTCTCTCGGCGTACTCGAGGTCGAACAGGGCGAGTTGGCCCGCGCCTGGCACCGCGCTGCGGGCCGACCAGACGAGCACGGTTGTGCACTGCCGCGACCGGGTCAGCCCGAGGCGGCGGGCGCAGGTGCGGCCGATCCGGCGGGCCCGCCACCGCGGGTCGCGCAGCGGCCGGTGGCACTCGCGGCAGACGGTCATGGCTGGGTCAGCCGTAGCTCGGGAAGACGAGCCACTTCGGGCCGTCCTGCGTCGGCGTGATGGCGAGCGCGGTCAAGGCGTCGGCGAGCTTGATATCCCAGCCCTCGTAGCTCGGCCGGTTGGTCAGCTCGCTGAGGTCGACGGTCATGGCCTCGGCCCACTCCACCGAGCGCTCCGACTCCTTGGCGATCAGCACCCAGCCCGAGTAGTCCGAGTGCCCGCTGTAGGTCAGCTCGACGCCGACACGCTTCTGCGCGTCCCGCTTGCGAGCGAGGTGGCCCTCGGCTCGCCAGTCGGTCTCGGTGAAGCCGGCCGAGGCGAACAGACGGTTCTCGACCGCCTCGCCGAAGTCGTCGTATTCGCTGTCGCCGTCCTCGTCGACGGGCAGCCACGGCAGCTTCGGGGAGCCGTACTCGCCCCGCTCGGCGGCCTTGAAGTCCTCACCGCTGCCCAGGTCGTAGCCGTAGGCGAGGTGTGCGCTGGCGGACATTCCCATGGTCAATCTCCTTCGGATTCGTAGCGGCGTAGATGGGCGGCCTGCTCTGGTGGCGCGTCGGGCAGGGTGTGGCGTGGGTCGCCCGCCTTGCCCATGCAGTGGCAGACGCTGCACGCCCCGACCCCGTTGACGTCGGGTGGCACGTCCGGGTCGCCGACGAACAGGTGTGGGCGCACGCTGCTCTTCGCGGGCCGGTGCTGGCGGGCGGGCTGGGTCACGGCGCGCCGTCCAGCGGCATCCACGTCTCGCATGGGCAGCAGGTGAAGTCACCGGTGCAGCCCTTCGGCCCGTGCCATGCCTTCGCGCAGCCGCAGTCGGTGCACGGGTCCACGATCGGTCCGAACGGGTCCGCCGGACGTCCCCGCTCGGCGGCCACCTCGCGTTCCAGTTCGACGCCGCAGCGGGGGCAGAGCTGGTGCTGGCCGCGCCACCAACCGCGCTGGTAGGCGTCGCCGTACTGCTCCTGCCACTGCCGTTCGGCGACGGCGAGGATTTCCTGCAGGGCGGCGACCACCTTGCCGTCGCGGCTGTGTTCGCGGCCGGCGGCCCGGTCGAGGATGGCGATCATCTCGTCGGTCGGCTCGATCACCACGACATCCCCCCGGTCGGCAGGAACGCGTAATGCACGGGCACGTGGTTGCGGCGCTTGCCGCAGCGCACGCCCGGGATACCGGACTCCTCCAGGCAGTACGGCTCCACGGCGTTGTCCCGCTCGACGATGGCGAGCACGGCGGTCAGGCCCGCGCTGGTCTCCGACTCCTCCAGGCACACGTCGGTCATCGCGTGGTCGAAGGCGCGGATCATTTCGTGGGTCGGCTCGATCACGGCAGTGCTCCCCAGCTCGGTGAGCGCGTCGACGTCGTGGTGCGAGGGGATCACGCAGTACGGACGGCCGTCGCACGCCGTGTCGAAGTGGTGCTGGTCGGCGGGGAGCGGGAGGTCGTCAGGCACGGCGGCCTCCGTTGCGCTTCTTGGCCGCGCGCCGTGCCGCCCGGTTCGGCTGGTGCTGGTTCAGCGCCTCGACCATGGCGGCGCGGTCACCGCGCTGGCCCTTGACGTGGATCGGCTCGGCGTCGCACCCGGGTTCCCACCGCGCGCCGACCAGCCGCCACCGGCAGCCCGGTATGTCGTCAGAGAGCGTGACCGGCTCGCGGCAGCGGCACGCGGCACCGCGCAGCAGCCGCTCGGCCAGAGCCAGCGCGGCGCCGCTCGGTGAGCGGTGGTCCTCGACCGTGATGCGGGCGCCCCGATACTGCGCGTGGGCGTACCACCCGGCCTCTTCAGCGGGCACGTCGTCGTGAAGGTAGCCGATCTCGAAGCCGCTGGCACCGCACCGGCCGACGAGGTCCACGCAGGCGATGACGACGTCCTCGTTGGCGTACTCAGACACGGTCCACCTGCTCGCGGACCTCGGCGGACATGAGCTTGCCGCAGTAGCAGCAGCCCACCCGGGCCAGATCGTCACGGCAGCCCCGCGGGATCGGCCGCCACGGCAGCATGGCGCGCAGGCCCTCGTCGCGGGTGCGCTTGGAGTCGAGCACCCACGACACCAGGTCGGCCCAGCACTGGCCGGGCAGCCGGTTGAGCAGGAAGGCGATGCACCACTTCAGGCGCTCGATCAGTTCCACGTCGAGTCCCCTCGGCGCAGCCACAGACGGTGGGTGTGCCGGTAGTCGTTGGACCAGCCGAAACAGGACAGGCACGACGTGGCCGTGTGCATGTCGGGTAGGAAGCCGTGCGCCACGCTGGTGCCCGCGAGCGCGCCCAACGCGATACCGCCCTCGAGCAGACGCACGACGCGGACCTCCCGGCTGCGGGCCGCGAGGACGGCGGCGTCTCGGGCTTCGCGGGCCGCCCGCTTGGCCGCCCGCATCCGGGCCTTGCGCGCGTTCTGGTAGGCGTTGCGGACGTCCCGGCAGGCGTTGTCGATGGGCTCGGCGCGGCGCCGGTGCCGGGTGTGGGCGGCGAGGGTGCCGCACGGCGCCGGGGTGCGGGCCGTCACGGCGCACCTGCTTCGAGGACGGTGCGGCCCGCGTCGGTCAGCCGCCACGTCCACTGCTCGGCGGGCTCGTCGGTGCCGGGTGGCAGCTCGACCCAGCCGGCGCGCCTCATCTCCCAGATCGCGTTGGCGACCCGCACGGTCTCCCCGTCGTCGAGGTCGAGCATCGGGACGCAGTCCGGGTTGTCGCAGACCCTGCCGTCGGCGACGTCACGCAGCAGGCCGAGGCGGTACGGGGTCGGGTAGATGTCGGCGTCAGCCATCGGTGCCACCCAGCGCGTCGATGACCTCTGCCAGCGCGGCCTGTTGCTGCTCATCGCTCATGTGGGCGTGGTTGACGACGGCCGCGTCCGGGCAGGCCGGGTCAATGCAGCGCGGGTTCGCCTCGGCGACTCCGGCGGACACCCACGGCACGGTGGTGTCCGGCTTCGGCGTGCCCTCGGCGAGGGCGATGCCCGCCTTGGCGAGGGCCAGGGTGGCGTACGTCTGGGCGACCGCGGTCTGCGCGTGCGCGAGCTGGACGATCTCCGGGTTCGGCACTCCGCCGTGCCGCGCCTTGTGCTCGTTGATCGTGGCGACGCAGGTCGCGAGGTTGCCCTCGGCGTCACGCAACTTGGCCTCGGCCGCGTGCAGCAGCTCCTGCGGCGTCATGCGGCATCGCCCGGCGTGAACGGGTCGGCGGTCGGCTTCGCGGCCCGGCGAGCCTTGATCGCGGCCCGCTTCTCCTCGGCGATGTTCGCGGCGGCGGCGTCGCTGACGGGTTCCTCGGCTGCCTTGGCCTCGGCGCGCTCGGCCATCACCTCGGCGGCCGACGGCGGCGGCACCTCGTGCGGACCGTCCGGGCCGAGTCGGGTCTCCGCTTCCTCGCTGAGCTTCGGGTGCCCGTCGCCGTCGAAGTCGAACAGCGCTGGATCGGGCGCCGGGATGGAGTCCTCCATGCGGCCCAGGCCGCGCGTCTTGCGCGCCTGGTCGAGGATCTGCTTGGCCTGGTCGGCGGCGTCGTCGGTCAGCGGCTCGATACCGAGGAACTTCACGGCCGGGACTTCGTGTTCGCCTGGGCCGGGCCGATTGGAGCCGGCGAACTGGACGATGCCGACGACGTAGTGCGTGTCGAACTGCTTGGCGAGCAGGTCGTCGGCAATCTCTTCAAGGCCGTTGCTCGGGCGTTCGTCCTTGCTGAACGTCCCTCGGATGGTCACGGCGGTCATTCGGTGGGTGCTCCTTGGCGTGCGATGGTGACCGTGACGGGTGTCAACGGCCCGTGTTCGTGGTTGGTGTAGGCGATGCCGTAGCGGGCTCCGCAGGTCTCGCAGAGGTAGCGCTGGTGGCTGGCGAGGACGTCGCGCTCGCCGACCACGGCGACGAAGTGGTCGATGGCCTCGGTGCGGCCGTCGCGGATGGCCTGCACGCGGTCGGCGAGGTCGACGCCCCGGTCGCGTTCGCGGTCGATGCAGGCGGCCTGCTCGACGCGGGCGACCAGGGCGCGCAGCTGCTCGATCTCGGCACGCGCTGCGGCCAGCTCGGCAACGGCGCGCGTTCCAACCGGCGGATCGTCGTCGCACCGGTCGGTGTGGCCGGGTCCGAGCAGGCACCGGTTCGAGGCGTTGCCTGTGTGCTTGCCGCAGCCGGGCTCGGGGTACGGGTCGGCGGCGGCCAGGACGGCGCGCACTTTCTCGTCGGCGGCCGAGCGCGTCTGCTCGAGCTCCTGCCGCGCGCTGGCGAGCTCGGCGCGGGCGAGGTCGCGTTCCTGTATCGCCTTGTACGCGTTCGCCGAGCTGGCCTTCAGGCTCTCCCGCAGCGGGCCGAGGTAGCTCAGTGCCTCGTCGCGTTCCTGCTCGGCCTTGTCCAGCCGCGCCGAAGTCGACAGCGTGTCGGGTTCGGCCGGCTCCGTCGAGTGCCGCTGGTCGTGCTCGTACTCGGCTCTCGCGCCGGCGGTCTTCTGCGCGTCCTCCTCGTACCGGTCGCACCCGCAGTCGTCGCCCCGGCATCCGCCCCGGCTCATCTTGTGTTGGCTCTGCATGTCGCCGCACAGGCAGATCGGCGAGAACGTCACGACGTACGCCCCGGGATGACCGGCACCGACGGGCGCAACGGCAGCGGCTCCGGCGGCAGCAGCACGTTACGGACGTCCAGCAGCACGTCTCGCGGGTCGCGCGGCGGGTCGGCCAGCGCCGCCGCGATGATGGCGAGCGCCTGGTTGCGCCGGTCGTGCAGGTCGAACAGCGCGCTGGCACGCATCGCGCGTACCTCGTCCGGGTCGGCCGGCGCGATCGGCACGGCGGTGGGCTCGACCGGGGTGGGCTCGCGGCGCCACCTCCACACGGCGCTCATGACGCCGCCCGCAGGTCGAGCTCGGGCCACCGCGTCTTGCCGACCGCCTCGCCCTGGCGCGATGTCACCGGCGCCAGCGACTGGCCGTACGCGTCGAGCGTCATCGCCAGCAGCGAGACGGCGTCCGCCTCGTCGTGCGTGCCGATGTGCAGCAGTTGGCCGTAGCGGGCGATGATCGCGGCGAGGACGGCGGGTTTGTCGGCGGCGCCGTTGCCGGTGGCGTACTGCTTGACGTGGGTGAGGTGTACGTCGACGTACGGGATTCGGCGCGACCAGAGCCAGTGCTTCACCGGCCCGTGCAGCTCGCCGAGCCGGACGGACGTGTCGCCCTTGCCGGCGATCTGCAGCGGCTTCTCGATGACCACCAGGTCCGGCCCGAACTTCACCGCGGCCTGGACGGCGCAGATGGTCTCGTGCAGCCGCTGGTGGTCGATGACCGTTTCGCTGGGCCGCTTGCGTGGGGTGACGGTGCGGCAGGACAGCCGGGGCTCGCCTAGCTGGTCGTGGGTGACCGCGATCCCTGTGGCCGTGAGGGAAAGGTCGAGCGCGACGGCGCGCAGCGCGCGGATCACGGCTGGCCGTCCGGGCCGGCCGCCGCGCGGCGCTCGGCCACGACCCGCTGATACAGCTTCCCGAGGACCTCGTCGTCGCCGACCTCGTTCACGACCATCGACCCGGCGATCCGGTGCTGCCCCAGCTCGCCGTAGATCTGCCGCAGCCGGCCCAGCGACGTGTGCGGGTCGGTGATCTCGTCGCGGTAGGCGTTCGGGTCGGCGGTGATCGGCTCCTCGCGGCGCACGTCGACGACGTCCGGGTCCATCTTCGGGTCGTCGGTGGGGATCGTCAGAGCGACGATGAGCAGGTTCCGGTACGCGGTCGTCAACGCCTTGGCCAGGCCGCGCTCGCCGACGTCGAGGCCCTCACCGGAGGACGCGACGTGCTTCACGTCACCCATCGGGCCGGTGATCTCGTAGCTGACGTTCACCAGCGTTTCCCGCATCCGCTGGCCAGCCTGCTTCACCTCGATCCCGACCGGCAGGACCGCCACGCCGTGCCGACGCAGCGCCGGACCGACCGCGTTGAGCACCTGGTCGATGCCGCGGAAGTTGAACCGGTAGCCGCCCTTGTCGGTCTTGATGTCCGCGACCTTGTCCTTGCGGACGGCCTTGACGTCACGCATGACCCGGATCCACGCGATGTGCACGGGCACCTGGTCGACATCGGTGATCGGGTCGCTGTACTCGATGTCGGGCAGCGGCTCGGGCTGGATTGCCGCCCGGTGCTCCTCGACCGCGACGGCCGGCTCGTTCGCTACTGCCGCGCTCGCTGCGTCTTCCCTCAGCCCCATCAGGCTTCCTCCGCCATCTTCCGCAACGCCGGCGACACGCGCAGCGTGTGCGACGTCGACTCGGCCACGCACGCCGAATAGGCGTCCGGGAACTGCTCTTTCAGCCGCTCGTAGTCGGTGCTCGAGCGCGTCGTCGGCGTGTACCGGTAGGCCAGCTCGCCGGCGAACGTGACGATTTCCTTGCCGGCCGCGAGCCGGCGCAACGTGGCCGCGGACTCCTTCAGCGCCTTCTCCGCAGCCGACTTCACCCGCGAGCGCTTTGAGTACTCGAGCACCGCGTCGAGGTCGGCGACGGCGATCTCGCCGGAGCGCTCCGGGTGCATCAGGGAGTCCATCTCGATGAGCCGGGCGGCTTTCGACAGGTCCCAGTCCGGTTCGACGCCGGGGATCAGATGCTCGTCGCGGAACCGGGTGACACCGCCGACGACGTGCCGCTCCAAGTCCTGCTCGCGGAACACCGTGGACAGCTTCAGCTCGTTGCCGCCGAGCAGCACCGCGACGTGGATGTGGTCGTAGCCGGTCACGGCCATCTGCCACACCGCTTGGGCGAGGACGTCGTCGGGCACGTCGGCGTGCCACCGGTACGCCTTGAACGCCGACCGGCATTTCACCTCGAGCGCGCACCGCGTGCGCACCTCGCGGTCCATCGGGCATTCAAGGACCTGCCGGTCAAGGGTGGCGCGCATCCACGGCACGTCGACCCGGGCGACCAGGCCGACGCGCTGGATGACGGAACGCTGCCGGCGCGCCCATTCCCGGGCGACGGGCTCCTCGAGGAGGCTGCCCCACAGGGCCGCTTCGCCGGCGTCGTCGACCAGCTCGCCGCGCTTGTCGCGGTAGACGTGCACCGCGGTGGTGTAGTCGGAGACGCCGAGGATCGCGGGGACGTCGGATGAGCCGATGCCGTCGCGGCGCGCGGCGAGCCAGGTGTCGCGGTCGGCGTCGGCGGGCAGCACCCGGTACGCGGTCGGTGTGACGCGGCGGGTGGCGGTCTGCTGCTCGCTCATCAGCTCACCCATGCCCGGTAGCGGTTGGTCAGCGGCGACAGCTCGACGATCCGGCGCCGCCGACGCTCACGTTCGTCGTCGACCAGGCCGCGCATCCTCTGCCCGAGCACGCTGGAATACAGGGCCTCGGCGCGCTGGGCGAGGTGCACCAGCTGCCGGTCGTCGGCCTCGATCAGCTCCTCCCGGTAGCGGGCGAGAACCTGTTCGGTCAGCTTGGCCATCTGCTCGGCGGTCACCGGTTCAGCTCGCGCAGGTAGGCGCGGTACCAGGCCCGGTCGGTGCCCGCCTTGGTGAAGCTGCGCCCGGACGCGACGACGATCTGTCCGGCGGCGGTCTTGCGTTCGAGGCGCCATCCGTAGTGGCGTAGTGCCCGCCGGTAGTACTCGGGGTGCCAGGTGAGTACGTGGCAGGCCTCGGCGCGGGCGCGGTGGACGGCCTCGGCGATGCGTTCGGGGCGCGTCATCGAGCATCACCGTGGGCCTGGTCGTACGCGGCCCGCTCGGGTGTGCCGTACGGCGGTTTGACCGGGCCGTGGTCGATGAGGATCACCGGCTCGTCGGTGTTCACGCACGCGCCGGGGCGGCACGCGCCGGTGACCGGGTCGCCGCAGACGGGGCAGACCTGCCACTCGCCGCTGGGACGCTCGACCGGGCGCGGGCCGAAGACCGCCTCGACGATGCGGCCGAGGTCCGCGCGGGTGTTGCACGCGCCGAACAACTCGAACTCTTCGCTGCTGAGGCTTTCAGGGTCGGGCTCGCCGAGCGCCGACCAGGCGAAATCGTTGAGCGACACCTCGCCCTCGAAGCCGAGCAGCTGCGCGGCCCGCTCGCCGACGTGCACGACGTCGAACTCGTCAGGCCCGACCCGGACCTGGCTGGCTTCGTCGATCTGCTCGCCGGACAGCTCCACGGTCCATCCGGCGAAGCAACCGGACGTGCCGCACCACCACCGCTTCTGGTTCCAGCTCTCCGGGTGGGCGTCGATGTGGTCCAGCACCCGGTGCGCCAGCTCGGCGTTCGGCGTCGGCGCGGTCACAGCGGCACCTCGATCTCCGAGATGTGCACGAGGTGGCCGAAGTCGCCGATCTTCCCGTACAGCACCTCGTTGTCGAGCGGGAGACCGGCGAGGGCTGAGCGGGCCGCGTAGTTGTAGGCGGCCGGAACCTGGGCGTCCATCCAGGACTCACCAGCGGCCCTGATCCACCAGTCCTCGACGCGGTACTCCTGGCCGCCGATGCGCTCGACGTCGGCGCGGATCTTCACCGTCTTGCCCGCGTACGCGGACGGCTCGCGGGCGGTCACCGCCACACCGCCAGCGCGGCGATCCCGGCCAGCTCGACCGCGACCGTGCCCACCGAGCCCAACCCGACCAGCAGCGCCCGCCACGCCCACAGAGGACGCGGACGGCGGCGCTGGCCCCGGTAGTCGTCCGGCCGGACCCGCACCGGCTCGGAGCGCACCGTCGCCGGCGAGCCGGTGACCACGAGCGGGTCGGAGATGGCCGCGATCGTGCGCAGCGTCGGCAGCTCGGCGGTCTCGTCCACCCGCTGGCGGGGGATGGCGTGCAGCGGCGGCAGGCGCCGGGCGAAGGTTGGCAGGTTGCGGGTGCGCTCGCCGACGTCCAGCACGAACGTGTCGACGATGTCGGGGTGCAGGATGGCGCCCGAGTCGGTCGGGCCGGGAGCGAAGATGGTCGTCATCTCTATGTCCTTCGTGCTCGTGCTCTTCGATGGGTGGCCCGGGATGCGGATCGGGGGTCGTGACTCGCATCCCGGGCCGGTGACCGGACGGCGCCGCGAAAACACCGGCCGGCGGTCAAGAGGTCAGGTGGAGACCCGGTCCGGGTCGCCGTGCCACATGCCGTCCAGCAGCGACACCACCTCGGCGAGCTCGCGGACCTGGCAGAAGGCGGCCATCAGTAGTCGCCGCCCTCGTTGCAGTAGCAGCCGTCGCACTCCATGCACACGTTGCAGCCGCGGCACTTCGACGCCAGGTGGCAGCCGCAGATCGGGTTGCAGTCGTGGAAGCTCGACCACTCGGCCGGCCCGCCGGCGGTGCCCTGTGCCTGGTCGCGGCGGTAGTACGTCTCTTCGTCGACGCCGACGAAGCTGTGGTCGTAGACGATCCCGAGCGGATCGCGCTTCACCGGCTGGCTCACGACGAGCACCCGCAATCGAGCGTCCGGCCGGGGACCGTGCTGCCGTCGACGCCTTCGGGCATCGGCCCGGCCTCGGTCGGCTCCGGCTCACGACTGAAGCCCATCCCGGCCGGGTCGGCGTCGGGCTGCAACGCGGCAGCGGCACGCAGGGCGATCACCTCGGCGCGCAGGCGCTCCAGCTCGCCGTCCCGGCCGCTCTTGTGCCAGGCGAACAGCTCGTAGTAGACGTGCTCGTTGACGCGGACACGCAGGACGGTGCGGTCGTCGAGCACCTCATCGGCCTCGACGTCGAGGTCGGCGGCGAGTCTCCGGACGAGGCCGAGGTTCTCGGCCTCGGTGCCATCGCTGTTCTGCAGGTGCTGGTGCAGGCTCAGGGTCGGCATGGGCACGGCGGGGTGGTCGGCCAGCCAGTCGGCGAGGCCGTGGATCGCGGCGATCTGGGCGGGCCGCTTGGTCGCGGCCTCGGTTACGGTGGTCATCGGATCGGCCCTTCTCGTTGTTGTGTCAGGGTTTGGTCCGGCGGGCCGTCCGGGTGCTTCCGGGTGGCCCGCAGCTGTTCAGCTGGTCTTCGGGGGCTTCGTCTTCGGGGGTTTCGTCTGCTTCGGCTTCTTGGTCTTCTTCGTCGGCGGCGGCTTCCGGCCCTTGATCCAGTCCCAAGGGCTCAGGGCGATGTGCCGGGCTTCGGTCGAGGGCGCGGCGGGATCGGCATCGGGTCGTGGGCGCCCGCCCCGAGGGCTGGCGGGCCCCCGGGGCAGGCTCCAGCCGCCGGGGGCGACGGCTGCTCTACGCCTGCTCGTAGGGCCGCGAAACCCTCGTTGCTTTCGCGCGCCGCTGTTCCCGCAGCAGCGGCAGAGCCGGGCTTCGGCTCCTCATCCGGGCGGGGGCCCGGGTGGTCGACCGGCTCGCCAGCCGTAGCGACCGGGCCAGCAGCGGCTAGGTCATGGCGAGCCGGAGTCAGGGGGACGAGCGGCTGGTGACCGCGCGACGCGTCAGGCGGGGTCAGCGGCATGTCGCACTCACCAAGGCGAAACCGATCAACGCACAACCGGCGACGGCGGTGATCAGACCAGGCAGCAGGTCGATGACGCGCAGGAGGCGACGAAGGACGCTCATGCCGACACCTCGAGTCGGCTGGCGAGCCGGTCGACCGCGGCCTGTAGGTCGGCGATCATCTGCTCGGTGACCAGCTGCTCGCCCACGTCTACGCCGGCGATGATGACCTCGACGTCGGATCGCAGCCTCGCGACGATCCGCTTGGCGGACTGGCGGGCCGCGTAGGTCAGCGCCTGCGGGCTGGCGGGCGGCGCCGCGACCGGCTTCACGAACTCTGGCGCCGCCTCGGCGACCGCGGCGATCCGCTCGGCCGGGTCCGCCTTGTACTGCTCGCCGGACTCCGCGGCCTCGACCCGGCCCGAGCCGGACGGAGCAGTCGACAGAACCGCGTCCGGCTCGGGGGTCTCCTCGGCGAGCAGCCACCGCGGCTCCATCCGATTCCCGCGCAACGCCCGACCCGCGGGCTCCACCCGGCCCGCCTCGGCCAGCGCATCCACGGCGGTCTGCACGGCCGACGAGCGGATGCCGCCGGGCATCTTGCACCAGATCTCGACGACGGTCATGCCAGGCTCGCCGGCGAGGGCGAGCACGCGGACGACGTCGGCGGCCAGGTCCGGCTCCTGCGGCGGCACGGCAGGCGCCGTGGTGGACTCCGTCGCAGGAGCCGGAGTCGTGCCCGGGTCGGTCGGCGAGGTGGTCGTGTCGGCCGGCCCGGGAGACTGGGTGGGGCGGGTGCGCTCCGCCAGGATTGCCGCGACAAGCTCTTCGGCGTCGTCGACCGGCAGGTCGGCGGCGGCCTCGCGGAGCAGTTCCTCCGTCAGCTGTCCCGGAATGTCATCGGCAACATTCCGGGACACCTCCGACTTGCTCACCCCGAGCTCGTCGGCGATCTCGCGCACGGACTTGCCGGCCCGAGAAAGCAGAGCGGCCTTCGCCTTGCGCACAATGCGGCGCCGCTCGACCAGGTCGCCGACGTACTTGCTGACCGTTTGGCGCGAGATGCCGAGGTAGCTGGCGATGAAGACCAGCGAGTAGTCCGGGTTGGCCTGGATGGTCTCGCGGGCGGTCTGCCGCTTGTCGTCACCGGCCAGCGGGTCACCGTGGCGGGAGGACAGCGACGCCGCGTACAGCTTCGCCGGGACGCCGTCCGGGATCTCGTGGTAGTCGACCCCGACCAGGTCCTTGCCGACGGCGCGGAACGCCTCGGTGCGGTGCATGCCGTCGAGGAGCCGGTTCGTGCCGGACTCCAGGATGATCGGCGGGAACGTCTCACCGGCGAGCATCGCGTCGGCGTACCGGTCGACCGTGGTCTGTGACCAGGTCGCGCGTGGGTAGATCTCGTTGTCGAAGACGATCTCGTGGAGGGCGACGGAGGTCATGCCGCGCTCGCCGGAGATGCCGGAGTGCCGGCCAGGATCGCGTCGACGACGTCGCGGCGGAAACGCCGCGCACCGGACGGGAGCGTGATGCAGTTGAGCTTGCCGTCGCGTGCCCAGCGGTTGACGGTCTCGTCGGAGATTCCGCCGAGCATCTTGCCGACCTGGCCAGCCGTCAGCAGCTCCGGCACCTCGGAATCGGGGTTATGCTCGGGAAGCTGTGTCATGGACAGAATGATGCTCTGCACAGGAACCTGTGTCAAGGACAGGTTCTGTGTCATTCACCTATGTTCATGTCCAATGTCTTGCGATCTGTGCCAAGCGCCGTAAGCTGTGCCTCATGACAACGGTGCATGGTGAGCCCCGACCCGCGAATCTGGGGCAAGGCTGGACCGTCGATGACAGCACCTTCGGTGCCCGTCTCGCGCTGGTCAGGCAGCGGATGCAGTGGAACATCAAGGAGGCCGCCCGCGAATGCGGCATCCCGGCCGCATCGTGGGGGACCTGGGAAAACGGGGCCATGCCGCGCCGGTACACCGAGATGTGTCAGCTCATCTCGAACCGAACTGGGTGCGACTTTGGGTGGCTCGTCATCGGCCCGCCGCGGGCTGGCGGAGGCCCGGCAGATTTAAATTGCCCTTTGCCGCCGGTAGGCCGAACGGATCGACGTCGCTCCACCGATCGGCGCACGGCGACCGTGACCGACCGGCCTACCGGCGGCAATCGACACCGATCAACCCGCCCGGTTTCGGCCGTTCCGGCGACCCGCAGGCGGCCCATGCCCGTAAGGCCAGGCGATCACCCGATACCTGGATGACCACAACTGTGGATGCCCGCCGATCATCTGACCCCATTTGGGATCACAGACCGAGGCGGCAGCGTCACTTCACGCCAATGATCGATGCCTGCCCCAACAACAGGGCAGCTCCCGGCGGGTGTCTGCACCACCCGGCCGGGAGCCCTGACCGCCTACGAGGAGGCGACCCAATCAATGACGGTACCCACTATCGGTCCGGCCAAGCATGCCTATCTATTGCCGGACCTGATCGCCAAGTACCAGCAGTACCTGGAAGACAACGACCTTGCCGAGAGCAGCATCAAGACGTATGTCAGCGTTCTGCGGAACATGGAGAGGACCCTCCCGGCCGGACTCCTCAGCGCCCACACGGAGGAACTCCGCGACTGGATCAACGGGAAGGACCACAAACGGGCGACGCGCCAGCTCTATCGGACGATCGCCTGCGGCTTCTTCGAGTGGGCCACGGAAGATGCTCGGCTGCTCGACTTCAACTCGGCTGAGTTGCTCAACAGGGTCCGGACGGTGAGAGGGGTGCCGAAGCCGATCGAGACCGAGCAGCTCCACGACATACTCACCCGCGCCGTCGAGCCATATCGCACGTGGTTCGTCATCGCCGCGTACTCGGGCGCCCGCTGCATCGAGCTCTCGAGGCTGAATCGAGACGACATCACGCCCGAGGACGTCTCGCTGCACGGCAAAGGGGACAAGCCCAGGCGTGTTCCGACGCACCCGATTATCTGGGGGTTGATAGGCGATCTCCCCGACGGGCCGATCTGCCTTGACGCCAGCGGCAACCGACTCGGCAGGCAGGAGATATCACGCAGCGGCGGCCGATATCTCCAAAACACTCTCGGTCTAGCTGGTGTGACAATGCACCGGCTCCGGCACTGGTTCGGTACGCATGCCTACGAGGCCTCGGGTCGTGACATTCGCGCCGTGCAAGAGCTGCTTGGTCACGCCAGCGTGAGCACGACACAGGTGTACATCGAGGCCTCGCGGGCTCGCATGGCGGCGGCCGTCTCTGGCCTTCCGCTTGCCGCCTAGATCCGGTGAGGACGTCGCTGGCGCAGTGAGGGGCTTCGGCTGTTGTCATGCTTGCTGCTCGCTGCGCCGGCGACGAACTCGACGCGTGGCTCCCAACTAGGGTCGATGTGTTCCGGTCGGGCTATGACGACGACGGTCGCAAGCTCGTTGCGGAGGATGTCCACCACGCCTTGCCAGTTGCCCTGAATGATGCCGGCGACCTCGTAGCCCATGGTGGTGCAGTAGGCGGAGCACTGGGCGGCGTACAGCTCGTTGTGGTCGGCGGGCACGAATATGACAGCGGTTGTCACGGTGAATCCCCGTTCGATCTCGGGTGCGGGCCGGCCGGGGCACGAGAGATCAGTTAACCCCAGAGTGATCACGTGCGCATCGTCCGTGACCATGACGCTTCTGTGCAGAAAGTTTCACGTTCGCGACAGCCAGTCAGTTCCACATCGGCCGTACGGCCCGGACCCATGCCAGACCGTTGCTAGATCACTACTTTCCGCGCAGGATGCGCGATGCGCCCCGGCCAGCCTCCACACACGAAGGACGCGATCATGACGAGCCCAGATCGTCCCCCCATCGTCCCCGGGCAGCCGCAGCAGCCACCGCCCCCGTACGGATACGGATACGGATACGGACCACCCACCGGCTACGTACCCGCGGGCCCGCCCGTGAAGCCGCCAAATCCGAAGCTTGTGTTCTGGACGTCGCCAGCCGGGATCGTCCTCATGCTGACCGCCGTCGGGGTGCTGTTCCTCGCCGTCGTCTTGCTGACACCCTCGAACGCCAGCAAGGCCGCAAAAGACCTGGACGTGACCATCGTCAGCTGCAACTTCACCGGCGGGGAACTGTCGACTGCGACGGTCGGATTCACCATCACCAACCACGGGAAGTCGGCCCACACCGCCACGCTGCACTTCGAGTACCGCGATAGCGCGGGGAGCCGCATCGACACCGACACGTCGACCGTACGAAACATCGCCCCGGGCGACACGGTGCGCGCAGAGGAGCCGACCCTGCTCGACGGTCCGGCGACCTCCGGCACGTGTCATCTCACGGGGATCAGCTGACCTTCAGCGCACCCAGCCCAGGAACCGCGCATACAACTCGGCCGGCGGGATTATCGGCACGGCGCGGGCGGCCTCGATCATGGCGATTGCCATGTGCAACGCCAGGCCGACGCGCGTGCCGCCCGCCTCGGCGATGATCTGCGCACGGCCTGGCGCGCACGGCCACGGCTGGTCGCAGTTGCCGCACTCCCAGGACGGCCTGGAAGGCCAGTGGTCGTCGCCGCTCACGTTCACACCGTGCGCTGGCTGCACCGGGCGCCGCACCACTTGCCGCCCACCCGGTGCGGCGGCACGTCGCTGCCGGGCCGTACATCCAGCTCGGTGCCGCACGCCGGGCAGCCTGACCGGATCGCGACACTGGTGCTGCTCCAATGAACCTTGCACATCTCTTCGGTGCCCGGCACATCGTGCGGAGGCAGGCTGGTGCCGGCCGGGTCCGATAGCTGCAGACCACACTTCGGGCAGCAGCTCACGACCGCCTCGATCGCCGCGGAGAGCGCGGCCGGGTCCGCGCCGTAGGCGTCGCGCTCGCGCCGCCCGCCTTCGCGGCTGGCGTAGAACCCTTCTCGCCGCTCGCTGCCGGGCCACTTGTTCTCAGGCATCCAGTGCGTCTGCCAGTTCGGGTGTGCCGCCTCGATCTGCTCGCAGGCCTCGAGAGCACCGGCCGGCCAGCCTCCGCGTTCGGCGATCAGCCGGCGGTTGCTCCAGGCGAGGTCGCGACCAGGCGGCGGGGCGGCGACCTGGGCCGCGTCCTGCTCGGTCACTGCGGGCCTGCCGAATGCTTGGGCAGCCGGGTCCGGGCTTCCTGGCCGCGGGTCAAGAGCGGCCGAGGCTGCGCGTAGATAGGCCGGTCCAGCACCTCCGCCACGCCGATAATGAGCTGGCGAGCTGCGGTGCGCTCCGCCTCCTGCCAGGCACGTGCCGCCTCGGTCGCCTGCTGGTGCCGCTTCTTCGGCGTCCACCGCAGAACCGTCCGCCACCGTCGCATCGTCGTGCTCCCGTCGTAGACGGAGGCGACGGGCTTGGCCCCGGCCGGAGCAACCGCCCGTCGCCTCCGAACACGATCGTCATCGTCCGATCACGACGGGTGAAGATGTTCGGTGTCCGCAGTGTGTCCGCAGCGTCCGCAACCTTGCGGACAGGTAGATGTCAGGCCTCCAGCTGTGGCCGGAACGTCTCGTACTCCTCGCGCAGCTCGCGAGCCTCAGATGCGCCCGAACGCTGTACGCCGGCCATCACCTCGCGAGCCCGCCACCAGTTCGACGGCACGATGCGTCCTGACGTGATCGCCTGGCTCGCGGCCCCCGCTGCCTCGTCCGGCTTCTTCGCGGCGAGCAAAGCCAAGCTGAGATCGAGTTGAGCCGACGCCATGCGGCGCGGACGAGCCCCGTCCGCCTTCAGCTCCGTGATCACCTCGCCCGCGATAATCTCCGCGGCAGGGTCACCCGACCATGCGAGGGTCGTGGCCGTGTACGAGCGGGCCTTCGCCGGGTCGTACTGGTAGTGGTGCTCGGGGTGTTCTGGCGCCGGACGGTTGGCGGTGAGTCGTTCGATGCGGCCGAGTACCTCGCTGGTGCGCGTGCGGTCGCCGAGTCGCGCCCAGGCCCGGCCCTCCTGCGCCGTTGCCTGCACGAGAATGGAGCTGCCGCGCGGTGCTACGGCCTGCGCCTGCTGCGATAGCTCCAGGGCTCGTCGGAAGTCGCCGGCGGTGAGCACGTCCCACGCCTTGGTCTCAAGGCACCAGGCTGCAATCTCCCGATGCCCGGCCTGGTCAGCGAGCTGGTTGGCGGTAGCCAGGTAGGCATCAGCGGCTGCCGGTTGCCGGAGATCGATGTGCAGGGTTGCGCGTAGCAGCGCGAACCAGCCACCGACCACGAGGAGCCGCCGCTGCTGGTCGAGGGTCTTGCGGGCGTCGACTAGCGACGACACATAGTCGAGGTGCCGGCGTATGCGGGGCAGCAGTGCGGCGGGCGGCACCGTGGCGTAATCCATGGCCGCACGGTCAGCGGCGCGTTCGAGCGCGTCCAGGGTCTCGGAGCTGACGTCGGATGCGGTGACGCGTCGGGTGAGTTCGATCGCCTCGATCTCGGACTCGTCGTTATCTGGGACGTCCGTGCGCAGTATGCCGGTCAGCCGACCGCGTGTGCCCAAGGCATTGTCGAGGGCTCGCGCAATGGCGGCGGTCGGCTGCCTGCGCTCGGTCTCCAGGTCGTTGACCTGGGTCTTGCCGCAGCTCGCGAGTTCGGCGAGCTGGCGGTAGGACAGGCCGCGCTGGTTGCGGAGCCGGCGCAGCTCTTCGGCGAATTCCGATGCCATCGGTCACGTCCCTGCTAGCGGTCAGGGGTGGCGGACCGGCCCGCTAGAACCGGCCGCCATGGTGAACGGTACCCGGACATGCGAAAGCGCCGCCCGAGCCTGAGCCCGGGCGGCGCGTCGACAGATGATCTGCCTATCTGGTCATGGGCTAGACCCTCGGCGGCCAGCTCCACTGGCCGGGCTCGTCGCCCTGGGCCACGTTGTACTCGGTGAAGCCGCCCTTCTCGCCGGACTCGAACACCCACAGGTGGACGTGCTCGTCGGAGTCGAGGCCCGGGATGTCGCCGGACTCGACGCCGCGCGGGTCGAGGGTTTCGACGTCACAGGTCACGATCGCCGCGCGCATGGCGAACAGGCCCTGCTTGCCGCGGTAGCGGAGGATGCGGCCGGTGGTGGGCTTCAAGATGGTGCTCCTTCGGGGTTGGTTCAGGCGTTCGGGATGCGCCAGGTCGCCCAGCCCGCGACGACCGCCGCGGCCACTCCGGCGCCGATGGCCTTGGAAATCTGGTCCTGGTCGAGCGCGCCTGCGGCGACGAGCGCGCCGACGGCCACGGACACGCCGGCGGCAAGCCCGGCGACCACGGCCTTGCGGATACGAGCGATCATGATGGCTCCTTTACGTGGTGGAATCCGGCGGCTGGCTGGCGCCGGTAGCCTCGGCGATCCGCGTGATCTCGTCCCGCATCGAACTGCCGCCGTTGTGCTTGACCTCGGCGACCACCGTGGCCACGGTCTCCTCCAGCGCGGTGAGCCGCTTACCCCAGCCGGGCCGCTTCTCGCCGTCGCCGAGCACTTCGTCGACCATCCGGCCCAGCCTGCGCACCGATCGCAGCATCCCGCGTACCGCCTTCGCTAGGAGAACGGCGAGCCCGGCGATCGCGGCCACAGCGGCGGCCGACTTGCCCAGCTCGATGAGCTGATCGGTCACGCCGCGGCGAGGATCCGGCCGACCTCGGCCGCCTGGTCGCCGAGCACGACACGCAGCGCCGCCGCCGTCTCCTCCGGCGTGTCGCCGACCAGCCGGGCGGCCACCTGCTCGTCGACCTGACCGACCGCGGCGAGGACCTGGTCGAGCTTGGCCGCCAGCGCCGGGATGCTCGTGTCGCGCAGCGTGTAGCCGATGTTCTTCGACACCCCGGCGTCGCGCAGCGCCCACGCCACGGACACGGTCGGGTTGGTGGCCGCATCGGCGTTGACGTTCTGCACGCCGGGAGCCGCACCGGGGTCGTAGCCGAGGATGGCCGCCGGGACGTTGGCCTTGATCCAGGCCTTGTCGTCGTCGCTGAGTGCCACCAGATCCTCCAGGTGATAGTTCGCTGACGCCAGCTCGTCCGAGGCCTGGTTGTAGGCGCCGGACAGGTGCAGGTGCTCGGTGTGCGCGCTGGCCCCGGTGTAGGGATGCTGTTGCCAGCCGTCGCTCGCCGACCAGTCCCGCCGGTTGAAGATCATGTAGCGGATCATCGTCAGCTTGCCCGCCCGCGCGAGGCGGAGCAGGTGCTGGGTGATGTCCTCCATCGACACGTCCGGGTCGCCGGTGTCCGAGTCGACGTCGATCGCCCGAACCTCGTCCTTGGCGTCGCCGTCCTTGTACTCGGCGTTCGCGGTCAGATCGGGGTTATGGCCGGACTTCTCGGCCTGATGCGCGGCGTCGCCGATCGTGCCGTCGGAGCGCCGGTCCCGGTTGGGGAAGGCGGCGTCCATCTGGTCACGGAACGCCTGCAGCTGCTTGGTCAGGACCCATGCCATTACGCCACCTCCGGACGCCAGTAGTCGATCTCCACGGTCGCGCCGGCCAGCTTGCAGAACACCAGGTTCTGGGCGACGCCGGGGCTGGCGTTCCAGTAGTCCAAGGCGATCTGAGCCACCTCGCCCGCTGCCAGCCTGCCCTTCCAGACACCCATGAGGTGGGTGTGGCTGGTCTCCATGGGCAGCGCCTGCCATTCCGGGGCCTCGCCGAGCCACGTCGGTACGCTGGTGTTCGACTCCAGGGCGTGCCGGATCTGGGCGTGGGTGGAGCATCCCGGCTCGACCTCGAGCAGGCGCACGTGCGCGACGATGCTGTACCGGCAGGGTCCGTGCAGGATCGACCAGCCGCCGGCACCGGTGACCGGGTTGACGTAGTGCTGACTTTCCGGATCCTCGCCTTCCTCGTTCCACGGGATCGGCAGCCAGATATGGTTGCTGTCCCTGGACACGGGCAGATTCCGGAATCCGGCCGGGTCCTCGCCCCAGTTGAATCCCAGCCGCATGCTGATGATGTCCGTCATCGATCCCCAGCCCTTCCCTTTACGCGTTGGCCCCGAGGAAACGGACGATCAGCCGGCTCTGCCCGGAGGTGGCCACGTTGGTCGCCTCGGTACCGGAGTTAACGAGATTGATCGCCATCTCGATGTAGTCGGTGGTGCCGTTGCAGGTGACCGTGTCGACGGCGATCCCGGCGAACGTCGCCGTGTTGCTCGTCGCACTGGGCTTCACGTTCGCCGAGCGTGACAACAGCGCGCCGTTGAAGAAGATCGCGGTGTTGACCGAGTTGATGGTGGTCGACGCGGCCATCGAACCCTCGGCGATGATCTCGTACTCCCCGGCGATGTTCGGGGTGATCCGCGAGCTGTTGGTGACGTTGTCGTGCCAGCCCTCCGGATCGTGATCCTCCGTCGTGAAGGTGATCGTCGTCGTCGAGCCGGACGCCAGGCCGGTCTGCGCCACCGTCTGATGAACTTTGCAGTAGGGCCGGTAGGTGGCCGTGTTGAGCAGGTCCGCGGTGACCAGATCCCCGACCTCGAATGAGCCTGGCAATGTCGCTCCTTAGAGGGCCACGTTGAACGACTGAACAACCTGCACCGGGGCATCCGCCGCCGGCGCCTTGACGATGCCGTTGATCGCCCGGGTGACCGTGAGCAGCTGGTGCCGGGGATGGATGAGCACCATCGCGCCCTTGGACACCGCGGCGGCACCGCCGGTTACCACGAACGAGCCCCCGTCGACCTGCGTCCGGGTCGTCTGGATCGTGTAGGCCCACACGAGGCCCTGATCGTTGCCGGTCGTGGTGAAGAACTCGGCTATCTCCGTGCCCGGGCTGGCCACCGACGTCCAGTCGTCCTGCTTCCAGCCCAGGAACAGCACCAGCCCGTTGTCCAGGAAGTCCGCGGGCAGCCTGGCACCGGCGTACGCGATGTCCTGCACGGACCCGTTCGTCTGCCACGCGGAGCCCTTGACGAACTCGGTCAGGGCGCTGGTCGAACTCAGCGCGCTGCTGGGCCGGAACGCGCAGATCTGCGCGCTGGTGTCATCGCCCGCGGCGCCGCCGGTGAAGGACACGGTCGGAGCCGACTCGCCGGCCCCGGCCAGCTTGGCGAACAGCGACACGTTCGCCGAGGACGTGAGCAGCGTCCAGCCGGTCGGGGTGTTCACCGTGGCCGAGGTGCCCCGGATCGCGGCGAGCATGACCATCAGGTCGTTCTGCGCCAGCCCCGCGGGTACGCCGGGCGTCACGCTGGCGTTGTTCGCGTGGCTGGCCGTGCCGGCCGCGACGAAGGCGAGGGTGACGTCGGCGAGGGCGGACACGGTGACGACCTCGCCGCCGAGTTTCGCATCCAGCGGGTACGTGCTGGCCGGGGCGCCCGACGAGCGCCGCCACCGGTTACCGGTCGGGGTTTTCACGATCAGGGAGGTGGCGCCGGAGGTGGCCGCGTTGGCGAGGTAGCTGCCGGTCGCGGCGGCCCGGTACCGGCCGGCCCCGGCGGACACCATGTCGTTGACGCTGCGGTACGGCCCGTACGGCTGCGTGTTGAACGTCAACTCCCACATCTGCTCACCCAGCACCTCACGCCAGCCGCGGACCATCACTTCGGCCGTGTCCGGTGGCAGCCACGCGGGCAGGGCGGTGATCGCGATCGGGTCGCCCACGTCGAGGCCGCGCACACCGATCGTCGCCGCGGCCGTCCACGCGAACGCGGAGCCGGCCAGGTTGAGGGTGACGGTCGGCCAGCGCAGATCGTCCCAGGTGCCCAGCGCGGTGGCCTGCTGCGCCAGATACGGCAGGACGGCGTCGGTGGACGGGTTGATCGGGTACTGCGTGTCGTAGGTGCCGACCGCGATGGTGCCCTTGCGGCCGTCCTCGACCGTGGAGCGACCGGACCCGCCGAGCGGGCGGGTGACGGTGACGTCGTTGCGTAGGGTCTGGTCGTCGTCGGTCGGCTGCAAGACGCCGGAGAAATACCTGGACGTGTAGGGCAGGGTCAGCGCGGTCTGCACGTACAGGGTGTTGCGGGCCCGGTAGATCAGGCCGAACGAGCCGCGGGACGCGGTGAAGAACCCGCCGTCCAGGCGGGCACATTCGGCGAGGACGTCCGTGAGGGTGCCGGTGGGCTGGTAGCCCATCGTCTGGGCGATCGCCGCGGTCTTCATGATCTCCACGGCGATGCCGGACTGCGCGCACACCCGCTCGATCCGGTCGTCCGGCGGCTCGCCGAGGTAGGCGTTCGCGGCCTGCATGAACGCCCAGTCGTCCACGGCGATCGCCGCCGTGGACACGGCCAGCTGCGACAGGTTCAGGCCGACGTTCGCGGTGCCGGTCGGCACGTTCCAGGAGGTGAAGATCCCGACGTTGGTGCCCGACACGAACGAGTTGTTGGAGATGCCGAGCGCGCCGAGGCCGCCGACACGAGTCCAGCCCAGCTCCATCGCGATGTTCCCGGCGACGACGTGGATCTGCAGCCGCATGCTGATCCACAGGTCCGGTGACACTCCGCCGCCGAACGTGGACGAGGTCGTGTTCAGCACGACGTCGTCCTTGTCGTACGCGGTGACCACGAACGTCGTCGCCGTGACCGACACGTTCCACCGCTTGACGGTGCCGGTGCCGATCACGTTCAGCAGCGTCGTCGAGCCGGCCGGGGCGGTGTCGTAGCGCCACATCCACACCACCGCCGCGTACGTGCCGGCCGCCACGGTCTTCGCCGTGCCCCGCAGCACCGACGCGGTGGAGTTGATGCGCGCCACGCCGGAACTGCCGGGCAGGCCCGCGTCGAACCCGAAACTGATGTCGAAGATCGTGGCGGCTTTCGCCCCGACGACCGCGCTGCCCGCCTCGAGAGCGTTGGCCTGGTCCTCGAACGTCCAGTACCCGTTCTTGGACGCCAGGCCGTTCAGGTACCGGTAGATCGGCGACTGCAGGGGCTGCGCGCCTTGGGTGAGCCGGCGCAGAATGTCGGAGGCGACGACCGGCACCCACACGTCGGTGCCGGACAGGTCCCAGTACTGCGGGAATTCGGAGATCTCACCCCAGTGCCGGTAGTGGTCCGAGGACACCTGCAGGTTGTCGTAGGTGAACACCACCGGTTTGGCGTTGGTGTTGCCGCCCGCGACCCCTGAGCGGACGCCGACGAATCCGGGCGTCGGGGCCGGGTCGTAGCGATATGCCGCCCACGCCGTCGGCTCCACACTCGAGGCGATGTACGCCTTGACCCGGATGATGTGCCCGTCGGCCTGCGCCACCACCGTGATCGGCTGGCCGGTGCCGGTGTGGGTGATACCCGTGTCGACCGCGTCACCGGCGGTGCCGTCCCGGTCGATGATCCGGACCTGCAGCACGTTGGTGGTGGTGACCTCGCAGCGGGCCATCACGTAGGAGTTGACGGTGAGCCCGCGCAACTGGATATTGCACGGTTCGAGGTTGTCGCCGGTGGCCTGCGCCACCTTGAACGTTGCCCGCACGGTCTGGTTGATGTCGTTGTACGCGGCGTAGTAGGTGAACCGGAAACCGGACACGACGGGTACGGAATGGGTGGCCTCGGTGCCGGTGACGGCCCAGTCGGTGGCCAGCACCGATCCGCCGAGTCCGGCGCCGCTGGTGACCTGGCCGGTGTCGGAGGTGCCCCAGTTGCCGGTGCCGGACACGCTGCGGGTGTACGTGTCGGTGATCAGGTTGCTGGTGGTGACCGAGAACCGGGCCTGGGTGTTCTGCCCCAGCAGGCCGTAGTAGATCGAGCCCGGGTTGCGGTCGGAGAACAGGCCGTCCGCGTTGTTCAGGGCGAACGCGGCCGTCGACGGGGTGATCGTGTCGCCCTGCTCGTTCAGGTAGCCGCGCTGGATGGCGATCTTGTCCTCGACCCGGATCCGGCCCAGCGCGGTCACATCGACCCACGCGCCGTTGATCAGCAGCTCACCCTTGACGGGCGGGGTGGGCGCGTTCGAGGGGAAGGCCATATCAGTCCCCGCCCCACATGCGTTGGGCGTCCTTGCTGTACGTGGTGCGGCACTCGTACTGCAGGGCTTCGATCAGCCTGGCCACCAGGTCACGGCCCGCATTCGGGGCGACCCGCACGAGCACGTCGACCTGGCCGCTCGAGCCGCCGCCGCCCATGCCCGCGCCCGCGGCACCCCGGGCGCCCCGCCGACCGGAGCCCCGGCCGGAGTTGAGTCCTTCCAGTTCGGCCAGCACGCCCGGCTTGGACACCTGGGACGCACGAACCACGTACTCACCCTTGGACAGGTGCTTGGTCACCGAGTCCGACGTTCCGGTGCCGGGACCGTCGACCAGGCCGCCCGCCGACAGGCCGCCGCCGCTACCCGGTTTCCCGAACATCTTGTAGTTCGTGATCATCGTCGCGGTGTAGACGCCCTGAAAATTGTGCACCAGCGAGTTGAGGAGCCTTGCGTCGCCGATCGCCTTACCGGCGCCCTTCATCGAGATCCGCGGTTCCGTCTTGATCGGGATGCCGAGGAGCTTGTCGGCCAGCTTCTTCGCCTCGCCGGCGTTGTACCCGGCCGCCCGAGCGGCTTTGATGAACGCGGCGCGGTTGCCCTCCATGTGCGCGGTGGTCTTCTCGGAGACCCCGTTCACGCCCCGGTACGCGTCGTTGTCCTTACCGAGCGCCTCGGCCAGATCCAACAGGGCCTTGCGGTTGTTGCGGCCTTTCTCGGTGTTCAGGTCGATCGTGGAGCCGTTCTCCTTGATCGCCTTCGTCGCGTCGATGACGGCCTCGCGGACGTCGACTTCGGAGCCGTACAGCTCCTGCTGAATCGACACCACCTTGTTCATCGAGTCGGCCAGCTCGTCGAACGACATGGCCGCGTCGGCGACGAACTTAGCCGACTTCTCGGCCGCCTCCGCCGTATCTTCCAGGCCGGGCACCACGGCGGCCGTACTGTCCGCCAGGTCGTCGGACTTTTGCGCAGCCTCCTCGTAGTGCTTGCGCAGCAGCGGGATCAGCGGCCCGGTGATCCACGCGTTGTTCGCCAGCTTGCCGAGCATGTCCAGCGTCATCGCCGAGGACTTGAGCAGGTCGGCGGTCGCACCCGCGATCAGCCGCAGGTTCGACGCAGCCTCAGGGCCGCCGTCGGAGAGGATGCCGATGACGTCGGAGAAACCGTCACCGAGCAGGGTGACCGAATCACCCAGACCGTCCAGGGCCGGACCCGACTCACGGGCCGCCTTCAGCAGAGACCCGCTCACCGCCTCACCCGCGCCGACAACCTTGCGGGTGAACGGAACCAGGTCGTCGCCCAGCGCCGCGAACGTCCGACCCAAATCCTTGTTCAGCCGGTCACCGGCATCCGACAGGATGCCCAGAGCGTGCAGGATCGGCCCCCGCAAGGACGCTGCCGCGTTCTCACCGAGGCTCTTACTGAACCGCTGCCCCGCCGCTACCCCGGCGGCCTGAATTCCCTTGTCGGCCTTGACCGCGGCCATGACACCGACGCCGAGCACACCCGCGCCCGCGCCGGCCGACAACGCCGAGCTCAGGGCGGAGACGAGTACCGGTGCCGCTGCCGCACCGATGGCGGCGCCGATGACCGGGCCTACCGACGTGCCGGCCTTCGCGGCGATACCCGCGCCGCCCTCGGCGATACCGGCGCCGAGCTTCGACATGAAGCCCTTCGATGCCTGCGACGGATCGGGCAGGATCCCCTCGAGAATGCCCTTGTTCTTACCCAACCGGCGGATGTCGTTCTCGAGCCGGCGGACCGCCTTCGACAGGTCGAGGCGTTCGGAGTCGTCGGCCGCGTCGGCGAACGACTTGGCCAGGGACTCCATCTCCCGCTTGGCGATGTCGATCTCGCGGCCGAGTTTGCCGATCCGGTCGGCGTTGCTGGCGGCCTTCTTGCCCAGCTTCTCGGTGGAGTCGCCGGCACCGTCGGTGCTCTTGCCGAACCTGTCCGTCGACTTCGACGCGTCGTCTGCCGCGTCGCCTACGTGGCCGATGTTGCGGGCCGCGGAGTCGGTGCCCTGCTTGGTTTTGTCGCGGGACAGAATGTCCAGGGTCAGCTCGCGTTTGTTGTCGGCCACCTCAGCCCCCCTCCCCCGTCATGGCGTCGTATTCGGCGAGGTGGTCGGCGATCTGGCACAGACTCATCCCGCGCAGGTGGTGCGGTGGGATGTGCGCGCGGAACGTGAACCACGGCTCCAGGGCGGCGACGATGCCCGCTACTCCGTCGGCTGCGTGCTCGGCGAAGAAGTCGGGGCCGCGTCCAAAGGGGCGCCCGGGTCGACCTCCATGTCCGGGACCCGCTGCCACTCGGCCAGCATGATCAGCGGCTTGAAGTCGGCGAACGCGGGTGCGGGATGCTCCGGGTCGGCGGCCATCCGCATCGACAGCCACAGGGCGATCAGCTCGCCGGTGACGCCGGAGTCCCGGTTGTCGTCGATCGCGGCCTTGAGCCGGACCGGGTAGATCTGCGCCTCGACGGCGCGTAGCTCGTCGACGGGCAGCCGCATGATGGCGGCCTCGTCGTAGATCCACCACCGGCCGCCGTAGCGGGCGACGTCGTCGGGGTCGGTGAGCCGGACCCGCCACGGTTTGAGGATCAGCAACGGTCAGCCTTTCGCGAGTCGGGCGGCGAACTCGTCCAGGACGACCAGGAGCCGCTTCTGCGCCTCATCGGCCGCGTTGGCGGTGCCGCGGTCGTGGAACCCGGCCCGGATCTTCGTGACAGCCCACGGGTTCGGCACCCTGCCCCGGCCGCGGACGGTCCGGGACCGCCCGTACACCGGGTGCCGCAGCTCGCCGTTGTTCAAGCGCACCACGTCGCGGCGTTCACCGGTGCCGTCGGCGTAGGTGATGAGCCGGATCGTGGCAGACCTCGACCCGGTGCGCTGCGACACCTTGTGCCGCAGGCTTTTCGACAACACTCCGCGGTAGCCGCCACGGCGGGGCATGACCCGGTCCGCTTCCGCGGCGATCTCCTTCTGGACGGGCTTGACCGTGTCGGCCAACGCCCGGGCCATCTGCCGGCCCAACCCTTTGTCACCGGTCGCGCGGATACCCGCGGCGACCTGGTGCAGCCGGGCGGAACCGGTGATCCGCACCTCAAGCATCAGGTCGTGTTCCGGGCGATCGACACGCCGGAGCCGTACGGCCAGGCGATGTTGCACTTGGCCGCGTCACCCACGCTGTTGCCGAACGGGGAGTACTTCGACGGCAGGAACCCGCCCACATACTCCGGATTGGAGGTGGTGATCGCACCGGAGGTAGGTCGGATCTTGCACGTCACGACGGCGCCCGCCGACCACGCCGCGAACAAGGTCGCGTCCAGGGCGGCCGCGGCGAAGTCCTGGTTGAAGCCCGCCTGCAGGCCGGGGTCTTCCAGGCCGGCCATCCGCGCGCGGGCGTTGTCACCGAAAGCGGTGTCGTCCTGTTCCTCCTTGGCGAGGTCCAGGGCGATGCTGTTGCCGAAGGTCGACACGACCACGGCGTTGATCTCGACGCGGCAGTCCTTGAGAATGCTGCTGGCCACGGTGTCTCCTTACCTAGTGCCGACAGTGGCGGCGAGGGTGAAGCTGCCGGTGATGGCGGTGACGTTGATCCGGAACCACGGCCCCGCGAACGCCCCGGCGAACCGGGCCCACGACCCGCCCACCGCGGTGACCGCGGGCACCGATCCGACGGTCAGCGGGGTCGTGAAAATCGAGTCGGTGGCGTGCTGCACCTGCACGGTCACCGTCGTGCCGGCGGTGAACGCGTGCAAGGCGATGTACAGGAACTGGGTCGCGCCGACCGCACCCAACTGCACGGAGGTGCCGGTGGCGCCGGTGCCGGACACGACGGCCTTGCCCTTGGTGACCAGCCCGCGGGCGACGGCGGTCTCCCCGTTCGAGCCTTTGAAGCCGAGGGAGAACGGGGCGGGCTGGCCGTGCTGCCCGAACAGGCTGTAGTTGAACCGGCCGCCGCGCAGCATGTACCCGACGGAACCCTCCACACCGTCCGACGACTTCGTGATCGGCTCGTCGAGCAACCCCCACCGGGAGAACGCGTTCTCGTCGACACTGCCGACGCCGGTCGCCCACATGCCGGAGTCCTGCATGGATACGTCTTCGAGCCCGCACAGCCGCTGCCGGGCGCCACCGGACCCGACCGGCTGGAACACGGTGACGTCGTGGACCTCATGGTCGAGATCCAGGGCCGTCTGATTCGTGTCGCCGGTCAGGTCGTAGCCGCCGACCCACGTGGTGCACGCCTTCAGGATCGTCGAGGCCACCAGCTCAGCCCTTCACGCCGGACGCCTTGGCAGGCTTCGCGGCGGGCGCCTCGGTTTCGGCCGCCGCCTCGGTTTCGCGGGCGCGCAACGCGGCCAGCTGCGCCTCCAGGGATGCGCCTTCCGCCCGGATCTGCGCCAGCCGCTCGACCGGATCCACGATGACCCGTTTGACGTAGCCGAGGCGCACCAGCATGTCGACGTCGATCTCGTCGTGGTCGAGCTCGAGGCGGGCGCCGCGATCGTTCTCGGATCCGTCCACACCGACGATCAACGCCCGGTTCGTGGTCACCTCGACCGTGTCCAGCACCCCGGCCGCACGGCGTTGTTCGACGTGATGCGCCCGGCACCAGTCCTCCAGGCGCACCGGCGGGTCGAGGCGCACCAGCTGCACACCGACCGCGTCGGCGTCGCAGCCGTCACGCTTACACATCCCAGCCATACGGGGCCTCCATCAGTCGACGTCCACGGATCCGGACATGATCAGGTCGACGGAGAACACACCGCCGAAGTACTGCAGGACGCCGACCTCTTCCAGGCCGAGCGGCCGGAACGACTGCACGGCCAGGTCGTGCACGAGCCCGCCCAACGTCTTGTCCGCTTCCAGGGCGAGCGGCACCGACTTCGGGCCGACCCACGACGCGTACTCGGCGAGGGCACGCTGCCCGACCCGGTCGACCTTGCTGGAGGTGAGCACGGTGATCGGCCAGTCGGTGAGCATCACCCGGCCGCGGCCGAACGTGGCCCGATACTCGGGCACCGGCGGCACACCCACGATCGCAGCCGGCGGGTTGATGACGCCGGGTGAGGCCCCGGACGCGCGCAGGCCGATACCGTCGAGGACCGCCTCCAGGGCGTCCATCAGCTGCGGCAGGGTGGGTGTGGCCATCTCAGGCGACCTTCTGCGGGTTACGCATGTACGGCTTCAGTTTCTTCAGCACCATCGGGTTGTCGCGGACCCGGATGTCACCGTTGGCGCCGAACCCGGCCACCCCGAACCGGGCGTCCTTGAGCGCGAACGTCTCACTGGCGGCGATCTTGCAGGCTTCGACGACCGGCGCGGGGACGGTCGCCCAACCCCAGCGGGCGGTGACCTGCACGGTCGCCGAGCCGGTCGTCATGGCCGTGGTCAACGCTTCGATGCGGGTGTACGGCCACGGCCGTCCGTTGATCAAACCGTTCAGCGGATACAGCTGGTAGTCCGTCGCCGTCCACGTCGTCCCGTCCACCACGATGATCAGGCCGCTCAAAGTCCAGAAGTCGTCGGTGAAACACAGGCAGGTGGAGACCGGCTGGAAGACGCGGGCGGACACCGTCTCGTCGCGGTCGAAACGCCGGCCGCACACGTCGTCGATCTCCGTGGACACCGACGACAGGGCGCCGGCCAACAGGTCGTCGTCCTGCGTGTCGTCCGCGTCGAGCTTCAGCCAGTCCTTCAGCTGCGGCAGTGTGCAATACGGCTGCGGGCCCGGGTCGGCCACCACGAACGTGCCCGCGGTGACGTCGACGACCGCCCCGCTGACAACCCATTCGTACGCCCACGCGCCGACCGCGTCGGGGGTGAACGTGGCCGCCCGGTAGTGGCCGATGGACGGGGTACTGATCGTCGGCAGGATCGTGGCACCGGACGGCTTGGTGACGGTCAGCACGACCGTGGCGGCGGCCAGGGCGTCGTCGCGGTCGTAGACGAGGTGATCGAGGTTCACGCCGTCGCCCAGGTCGTACGTGGTCACAGATCCCCCCTACTTGTTCGCAGGCTTGGCCGCAGCCTTATCCGCCGGGCGGGCCGCCATCTTCACCGACGGCGCCGACGGTGCGACCAGCGCCTGATACGCGTCCAGATCGGCCGGCGTGACGGGCTCACCGATCGGATAGGCCAGGAACGCGGCCCGTGGGTCGCCAGCCTCGACCAGCACACCTTCGGTCGTCCGGAACACCCGCACTGTCGCGAGTACCTGACCTGCCACGACGGGCTCCTCTGCTGCTGAAATCGGGAAGTTGAACTGGACTGCCACGAGCCGCGCACCCCTTACATGTAGAAGACGACGACCCGGAACTTCCCGGCGGTCAGCGCGGCCGTGCCGATCGTGACCGCCAGCGAGCGAACCGCGGTCGTCTTGACCGTGGTCGCACCGGTGAACGCGGGGACCACGCTCTTGATGCCGGTCGTCGACCACGGCGCACCGGACACCACGACCGCGGCCTGAATGTCGGCCGCCGCATTGGAGTTGACGCCCATCGTCGCGGCGCCGCCGGAGGTGACCAGGGTGGTCACTTCGATGTGCCCGCCGACGATGTACGCGCCGGACGGGATGGTGTTGTCGCCGCGCAGCGTGATCGTGGAGACCGCGCCGCCGTCGACCGCGAAGTCGTATTCGCCGATGCACGCCTTGAGGCGTGTCGTGCCGTCGATCGTCGGCATCAGATACCCGTGACCGTGCAGATCGCGGCCGGCCGGTACACGACCAGGGCGACACGGACGTCGGCGCGGACCGCCTGCTTGCCCTCGACGAAGAACGTCGAGTGGCTGTTGGAGATCTGTACGTCGATGCCCCGCCGGGTCGACAGCTCCGTGTAGGAGGTGTCCACCGTCAGGCCGGTGTTCTGGGTCTGCGCATCGGACTGCGCGACCGGCAGGCCCCACAGCGTCTCCGGACCCATCCCGCTGGGGTTGCCCCAGATGTAGATGCCGTCCGCCGTACGCAGCAGCTTCACGTCCTGCCAGTCCAGCGGGTGGATGATGTGCGCGTTCGGCAGCGCCCGGCCGGTAACCCGGATCAGGGTCATCGCCTTGTAGAAGGAATCCGGGGTCGGGTCCGCGCCCTTGGCCTGGGTCTGGATACCGACGATGTTGTTCAGGCCGCGAAGGTTCGGCGAGGTTCCGTTCCCGACGAGGATCTGCGAGTCGAGGCGCTGGCGGAGCATGAACCGCAGCCGGTTGTCGACGTAGCCCTGCGCCTGCTCGACATCCTCCAACTGCTCATCCGTGATGGGGATGAACGTGGCGACCTTCCGCACCGGGCTGGACTGCTCGGTCAGGACCAGCGCCGACTCGGCGTAGGTGCCGCCTTCGAGGGCCTCGGCCGCGTTGTTGGTGAACGTGGTCTCTTCCATGTAGACGATCGCGGCCTGCCGGGTCGTCGTCGCCGGAATGAGGTCCGTGACCTGGATCGGCCGGGTCGCGAAGTCCACCACCGTGCCGGTGCGCGTGGTCTCCGGCGCCCAGCCCGCCGACGTGGTCATGAGCGTCTTCAGGCTCATGTCCAGCGTCGACTCCGGGCCGATGTTGCCCTTCTTCAGCCGGAACGCATCCGACTTGACGAACAGCTCACCGAAGGACTTGGTGTTGACCTCGACGTGGCCCGGCTTGTCGCCGTCGTCGCCCGGCTCAGAGCCGCCCTCCCGGGCATCCGCCCACGCCTTCGCCCGCGCGGCGGCGCGGGCGACGCCCTTGAGCTGCTCCGTCTCCTTGCCGAGGGTGTCGATCTCCTCGTTCATGACGCGGATCGCGTCGACCTTCGCCGCGCTGTCACCGGCCAGAGACTTGACCAGCGCCATGTCCATGGTCGGGCCGGCCTCGGTGAACACGTCGTGCAACTGCTTGTTCTTCAGGTCGAGCTTGCCCTGCGCCTCCTTGAGCGCCGGGAAGTCGAGCAGGTCGATGTCAGGCATGAATACCCCTTGTCCGGGCGATGTGCCGCAGCAGCTCCGTGTGCAGCACGTTGGGCGGAATGGGTTCGGGCTCCGGCTCGGCCAGCAGCACGGCGAGCGCCTTGCACCGCGCGTCGATCTGCTCGAGCAACGCCGCCGAGGCGACGCCGAGGCCCTTGCCCTTGTTCTGCCGCTTCGCCAGGACGTCCGCGGCGCGCTCGGCGAGAGCGTCGAGGTCGGCCAGGACCGCCTCTGCTTCGCCGATGAAGGTGAGACCGCTTTTCACGGCCAGGGAGCGGGTGTTCACGCCGGCACCCATGAGCACCGGGGACACCTCGCCACCCGATTTGATGTGCTCGAGGAACCGGACCCGCCGGTCCTCGAAGTCCCCGTAGCTGAACTTGTCCGGGTCGCAGCTGTAGGACCACTCCTGCAGCTCGCCCATGTTCTTGACGACCAGGAACGTCGACCGGGCCTCGGGGACGTCCATGAAGAACTGGCCCTCGAAGACGGCCTCCGTGTCGGTGGTCCGCACGACGCCCTTACCGACGGGCAGCGCACCGGACCAGGACGTGTGGCCGTAGGCGGACATCTTCCACGGGGCGCCGTCGTCGAATGCCCCCGGCAGGGTCACGTCGCCGTCACGGTCGACCACGTTGAAGGTGGAGAAAACCGCATCGACGAGGCCCTTGTCGGCGTCCTTGACCTCGACACGGCCGAGCGTTTTCCTGCTCACTGCTGCTGCCCTCCGCTGGGGTCTGGATCGTGGCCGGGGTCGTCGGCGCCGGGTGGCTGGAGCTGGACGGAGAACAACCCGCTGTGCTGCCCGGAAAGGCGGCCGATGTCGTCGGACTGCAGGAACGCGACCGCAGCGTCGGGCTCATAGCCAGCGTCGAGGAGCTGTCGCAGCGCGACGGCCTTCGTGCGCTGAATCTCGGCGATGTCCTTCGCGTCCTCACGGACGAACGCCACGTCACGCTTGTCGATGCACAGCTCGGCGGCCGGCGCCGGCCGGGCGAACAGGGTCTCCAGGCTCCCGGCAGCCTCAGTCCAAAGATCGGTGAGCGTTCCGTCGGCGACGTTACGGCGAGCCGCGGAGTAGTTCCCGGCGTTCAGCGAGCTACCGGCCAGGCTCTCCGACAGGCCCACCACCACTGGGTGGACGCCGGCGGCGGCGGCGATCCGGGTTTCCCCCGCCCCGGTCAGCGCCTTGTAGTCGAGCTTCTGCATGTCCGCGCCGACCACGGTCACGTCGGCGCCGCCGCCCAGCACCAGGGTCTTGTACGCGTTCTCTACGCCCTCATGGCCGGCTTTGAACCGGGCCACGAACTCGTCGAACGCCTCCGGCGACACGTCCTTGTCGAGGGACACGACGGTCTGCAGGGAGGCGCCGTTCTCGAACCGCTTCAGCTTGTGCTCGGTCGCGGCCAGGTCGGAGGAGATGTCCCGCAGCACGGGCGTCAGCCACGACATGCCCCGGAAACGGGCGACCGGGTCCGGGACCGGCGCGTGATGCGACACCTCCGACGGCAGCAGCACCACCGGCTTCTGCCGGGGCCCGCCGACCGCCGCGAGCGGCGGCTCGTAGATCAGCGCGACGACCTTCGCGTCGATCGCGTACGGGTCGTCGGAATGCGAGCCGATGACCAGGGTCACCCAGTCCGGGCGCAGCCGCGTGATCCTGCGGCCCGGGCCGCCGCGCGACGCGTTGCCGTACCGGCCCTGGTCGTCGCACGTCGTGTGATAGCTGTTCCCGGCGTAGGTGGCGTCGACTTCCATCCACGACAGCAGGTTTTTGAGGGTGCCGCCCGCCCACGGCCGGCGCAGCAGCCGCAGGTCCGGCGAGTCGTAGAACTGGCCCAGCTCACCGTCGACGCGGTCCCGCCACAGGAACTGTCCGGACGCGAACACCCGCAGTCGGGCATAACAGCATGCGAACACCACACCGGACGCCTTACCGGCGCGGGCCGCATACCCCTCGAAGTCGTGCTCGATGCGCTCCTTGTCGGGCGCCCAGTTCCCGGGGCCGACCAGGGCGTGACGTAGCGCGTCGAGCTGCCAGAAGTTCGGCTGCGTGAACTGCTTCCGCGAGCCCCGTCCGGCGTGCCGGGCGTTGACCCGGTCGAGCACCGACACGGTCAGGCGTCCGGACCGCGGGCGTCGGCCTGAGCCTGCCGGGCGTCATCCCAGCCGACCTTCACCGCAGCCGCCGACCAGGTCAGCGCCAGCCACAGACCGGCGAACACCGCGTACCCGCCGCGGCCGACACCGACCAAGATCAGGGCGAGCAGCGACAGCACGGCCCGGCCGAAGCGCCACTCGCGGGCCTGAGCGGTGATCCGGTCCACGCGCTCGGCGCGGGCCACGGGCAGTCCAGCGGCTTCTATGACGGTCACGCCGAGCCTCCCATCAGATGTACGCGGCCATCGGCCTACGCGCGGAAGGCCGATGCACCCGCGGCGTGCAATGCCCGAACAGGGCCAGCGACGCCGCGGCCAGAGGTGCGACGTCGGTGGTCAGGTCGTGGCGTTCCCACGCCCACGAATTGCCGATCTTGCGCTTGGCGGCGCCGGCCACCGCGTCGGTCATCACCTGCTGGCCCAGGTGCTTGACGTCCCGGCCGGCCACGTCCGGGCCGGCCACACCGTCGAAGAGCAGCTGACAGCCGGTCACCACGTCGGCGACCACCACCCGGTGCACGACGAGCCCGGCCTTCTCAGCAGCGTCCGCGACCGCCTTGTCATCGATCACCATCACCGACGGGCGTTGCGCCTCGATCTGCTTGAGCCGGCCGACGATCCACGCCGTGCCAGGCCGGTAGTCGTCCCCGGCCTCCGCGGTGCCGGTCACCTCGACCAGCCGGCCGCCGCCCTCGATGTCGGATGCCGCGGCGATAGCCGCGTACGAGCGGTCCGGCGGCACGTACACGCCGACCGCCGGACGTCCGGTCGGCATCGCGTCCGGATCCTTGGCGGCGAGCCAGAAGTGTTCCTTGATGACCCGGAAGCCCAGCTGCGACGGCTTCGGCGGCCAGATGCCCAGGATCTCCCGGGCGAAACCCTTGTCCGTGAGCAGGTCCCGCATGACCTGGACGTTCTCCTCACGGACCCGGCCCGAGCGCAGCGACGGCAGTGCCGCATGCCAGTTCGCCCGGTCGTCCAGGTCGATGCCGTCCAGCTCGTCGAGGCTGCCGGCCAGGCCGTAGTCGAGCCAGGCCAGCCGCTCGGCTGTACCCGCTTCGCCGCGGTCGCGCAGCGCCATGAGGATCTGCCCGGACATGGCGTCCAGCGGCGGGGAGCTGGTGTACCAGACCTGAGCGTTGTCGACGGCGAGCATCGTCGGCGCCGAGGCTTCCATCTGCTCCTCGGTCAGCGCGTACGCCTCGTCGAGGACCACCAGGTCCCCGGTGAAACCACGGCCGGCGTTCCTCGTGCGGGCCAGGCATTCGAGCACGGCCCCGTTGACCATCTCCAGGCCCTCTTTGCCGTTGGAGTTGATCACCTTCTTGACCCGTTTACGCAGGTCATCCGAGCCGTCGAACAAGCGGATGAGCCGCTTGAAGTGCTTCATCGACGTCTTGAGCTCGTGGGCGGTGTGCACGATCTGCTTCTCGCCGAACAGCACCAGCCCGGCCAGCTCGCGGGCCTCCAGTACGGAACCCTTGCCCTGCTGCCGGGCGACCACCAACCCGACTTCGAACGCCGACCAGCGACCGTCCCCGCGCTCGCCGAGGGCGTTGCGCAACACGAACTGCTGCCACGGATCGAGGTGTAGGCCCGCCTGTGCGGCCAGGTCGATGGCCTCATCACCCGCGCTCGTGCTGAAACGGGGTACGTGCAGCACCCGCGGCCGTTCCGCGGCCAGGTCGATGACCGTCATCCGCCGGCGGCCTTGCGGCGGCGCTCGTCGCGGCGCTGGCCGATCTCGTCGGCGGGGGCCTGCGACTTGCCGGATGGGATGGCGTCGAGCTCGGCGAGGGTCTGCCGCAGCTCGCGGGCGAGCGGGGCCAGATCTTTGCCGACTGCCTGGCCGCATTCGTCGACCAGCTGGTCGCGGAGGGCTTCGAGGATTTCGCGGCGACTACCCAAGGTCACACACCGCCCTCGCGTGATCACTCGGAGGGAGATTTTCCTGACGCTGCGCTTGGGGTCAGGTATGCCCCTTTTTGCGTGTGTACCCCGCCCCCTGCCCCGTGGGCGTGGGCCGGCTACCAGTTGCGCGAGTATGTCGAGTTGCTTCGCGGCTCGCGTGCTGCTGGTGTGCGTGCACGCATGGCCTTGGCCTGGCCTGCACGCCTGTTGCAGGTGCTGTGTGCGAGCCCGTTGTACGTGGTGCGGTCGTCGCTGTGGTCCAGGTCCAAGCGCGTCGCGTCGCTGCGCCACATGGGTTGTGCGCATCGTGTGCAGCGTGTGCCGTCGGGCATGTCCCGGATGGCGTGGCGGCGGGCCTCTTGGTGGGCCCAGCCGTAGCCCTTCTGGGTGGTGGTGCGTGTGTCCCGCCGCCCCATGAGGTCACCCCGGATACGACGAAGCCCCCGCTGTGGGCGAGGGCTCGAAGTGGCTTCCGGGCAGCATGAGCCTGCCCTGATGGCGGTGACAGTACCGTCCGTGATCAACCCGCGTCAACTACGGTTGCTCCGGCTGGGCGATGTCGACCACGTCGATCCCGACGGTACCGATGCGGCCGGTCGCGGTGTCCATGGTTATGTGGCCCTCCGCTGCCTGGCCCGGTCGGACCATGACCGGATCGGCTTCGATGGTGCCCGCGTCGGTGTGGACGGTCATGGTGGCTTGCAGGATCTCGGGTTGCACGGCGATCGGCTGCTCGTCGGTCATGGTTCTCCGCTCCTCGTGATGGTCGGCCGTCGGCACGCGAACCGTGCGGCGTCGCCCACCAGGCCTGTCGGCCCTGATCATGGTCTCGTGTTCGGACACGGGCTTCCCGCACCGGCCTTGGGCGCATACCCCGTACATGTAGGTTGGGCCGTTATTGTCTATGTACGGGTGGTCGATGGTGGCCATCTGGTCATGCTCCCATCTCGGCGGCCAGCTGCGCGGTGACGTCCTCGGCGTCCTGCCCGCATTCCGGGCAGTGCGGGTGTGGGTGGGTCGAGGTGCTGCCATCTGGGTTCGCTCATGCTGCTGCTCCTTCGCGGTTGCGTCGTGGTGTGCGTGCCAGCCGGGCCGCGATGTCGCCGAACCGGAACGTGGGCTCGCCCTCGATCAGGCCGTGGGCGACGATCAACGACCGCGCCGACCAGGCGTTGATCAGCTTGCGGACCTGTTCGGTGCTGCGGTCTCCGCCGTCGAGGTGCACGGCCAGCCGTGCGGCTTCGGCCGCGGTGAACAGCCGCTCGTCGAGGGCGCGGCGCAGGATCTCCCGGGACCGTTCGACGTGCCAGACGAGCTGACACCGGCGTTCCGGACATTGGATGGCGGTGCGGCCGTGCGCGGCGTAGAGCACCCGGCCGCAGTCGCACATGCCGACCAGGTCGCGGTCGGGTGGCCGGTCGACGAGGCGGGCCAGGTCGTCGCAGGCGGCATGCAGGTCGCGGAACGCCTCGTCGGCGGCCGGGTGTTTGCGCAGCCAGCCGGCGGCGCCGGCGAGCCAGGTGCACGCCTCGGCCAGCGGTGACGGCGGGGTGCGGTCGCGGATCGCCTCGCATGAGCGGTGCGTGCACCGGTACCCAGGCCCGGGCGGCTCGTGCCCGGGTCGCAGCGGCGGGCACAACGGGCCCGCGGTCGGCCGCCACCGCCGCGGTGTGGGCGCGTCGGTCTCCTCGAGCAGGATCCGCATCCAGCCGCTGACCGTGTTGCCGATGAGGGCGAGCCGGGTGGAGGCGGTGAGGTCGACGGGTAGCCGTCCGCCGGAGCCGCCCCGTCCGGCCGCCCCGTAGCGCGCCTGGCGGGCGATGACGGCCTCGGCGTCCTCCGCGTGCCCGGCGGCGGCCGTGAGGGCGTCGGCGAGGCTGTGGGCGTCCTGGGTGCACACGTACGCGGTATCGGCCATCGGGCGGCCACACCGCACGCACAGGTTCTCGTTCATGCGCCTCTCCCTGGTACGAGCGCGATCCAGCACCCCATGCGTTCGGCGAGTCGCACGATGGCGACTTGTTCGCGGTCGACGTCGGGCATGAGTAGTCCGCGGCGGTAGGCGATGCTGACGGCGTGGATGGTGCTGTTGGCGC